TTCCGTAGATCTTGGGCAAGATGCAGCCCATATCCTAACAGAGAGCGGATATTGGAGATACTCTTCGAGTACAACCGTAGGAACTTACTTCAATAGCGATTGTACTTCTAGCCTTGATGGTACTATCTGGGTAATATCGGAGATCTTAGATTCGAGTGGGAGATATACAATCTCTCTAAGAAGGCAAGAGAAGAACGGTACTATCGATCTGATTAAAACCTTTATCTCGATTATCCCTGCTTCTACTCCCTCCTCTACTGGCCATCCTTGTATAACTCGATTACAGGATGGAAGTTTACTAGTAGCTTACTTCCAATATACAAGCGAAAACGCAGTAAATATAAAAGTACATCGAAGTATCGATAATGGGGATAACTGGAAAGAGATCTCTCCTAGAGGTCTATCAGACTCTATAAGCTCTGGAACGTATGAACCAAAGAAGATGCGATTGGTAACCATAGATAATACTGTAGTTCTCTTTGTAGAGGCCTTATCTACAGTTCGAAATAGATTAGCGCAGTATGTATCTCGAGATGGTGGAACTACTTTTAATCTAATCGATGGAATCTCTCCCTCTTCGGATGGGTACTTCCATCAACCTAGCCCGCTTGCTCTTCCAGATGGATCTATAGGGATTGCTTATATCTCTGCAGCTGATGAGTTAAAGTTTACTAAGATTCCTAATCCAGGGATTAGAGCCTCTGCTTCTTACTGGAGAACCTCTAACGAGTACGAGATAGATACAAGTGGGGTAGACTTTGCTTTATTATCCTCTAATCAACTCTCCGAAGGTAATGTAACTACATTCTTTAAGGATGGAAGAGTATGGGTTATCGCTCAAGTCTACAATAATGGGAAGCTACTCGGATACTATTCAGAAGATTTTGGAGTTACTTGGGAATATGCGAGCGGTTCTACTTCTGCGGATGCGGTTATACTCGATTACGGTTCGAATAGTAATAGGTTAAAGGCCCTCTCATCTTGTGTACATGAAGGGAGAGCAAAGATAATAGGCCATAATACGAACAGTGTATGGAGTCTTAATCTATCCGGGTACTCTTCTTTCTCTTATCCTCCCAGATCGGATGCTCCTTCTCGATATCAGTATCTTATGTGGGAGAGTACTTATCTCCCGGTTATGCTACCTGCTACAAGTAGCCAATATACAACCACCGGAGCGGGTACTCAAGTTCTAGATGATGAAGGCCTTAAGATAGAAACATCTGGGAATACAAGAAATTATATCTATGCTCATACTGGTAACTACTTTGCAGAAGGTCAAGTTATCCGATTAAGGCTCCAAGTAGATCAAAATACAAGTACAGCGAGCGATTTTATCGCTATCTCGATTAAGCAAGATAACGGAGCAACAAATAGCGCAGAGCTACTCCTTAGATTCTCTACCTCTTCTATTGTTGTAAGAGATACAGGAGGGGTTAAAGCTACCATCTCTCACGATATGACAGAATCCACAGAGATCGTAATTGCTTGGACAGATACGAACGCTAATATATATTACAGAACTGCAAACGGAGCCCAGGCTAAGAAGTGGACTCTCCAAACGATTAGCGGGATAACTTTAAGTGGTACCGGATTGGGTAATACTATCGAATGGGGTCATAAGGCTTTCTCTGGAGTTACTACTTATAGATCTCATTGGCAGGAAGTATCGATAACAACCGGAGAGGAAGCAGGCCTATACGATTTTAATCTTCGAGGAGCGGAGTATCCTCCTTTGGGAGAGTATCAATATATCGATCAAGGGCTAGCGATAACCGCTAAGGATAGCCCCGCTCGCGGAGAGGATGAATATAAGATTTCTCCTCGATACGATTACGCAATAGAAAATATCTTTCATGGTGTATCTTTATCTCCTCGAGTTACCTGGAGGAGTAAGAACGCAAGTACACTGCAGAAGATCCCTCTCTTTATCGATCCAGTAGTACAGGCTACAGAAAAGAGCTTGGGGTTATCGGATATGCTCGGAGTACATCTCTCTAATATAAACTTTCGTACTTTTAATCTGCAATCTTGGAACGGTTCTTCCTGGGTAACTCTTGCAGCGGTAGATACTTCCGAAGGGTTACAAGGGAAGTTTATTAAAAAGGGGAATACTTTAATCTCGAACGATAGTACTAAGCAGTTTTTACTCCAATATGGAGAGGCTATCGGATGGAGAGCAGAGTTAACCTCCGGAGAAACTACAAAGATCGTTAAGATTAGAATGAATAGTGAAGGAATCTGGAGCACAGATGCCACAGTAAAGCAGGCCGTACTCCAATACGATACAAGTTTAACCGATCCATCTTCTATACCTGCTTCCGGAAATATTAAACTTATACCGGATAAGATTACATTCCTTAAAAATAGACTCGATGGAGTTAATCTTGGGCAGTATGCTTTATCGATAGATATTCCAGTACAGACTACTCTAGAGGGATATTATCAGATAGGATCTCTTCTTATGGGCTCCGTAGCCTTTCCCGCTCCTCAGTATCAAAGAGGAAGAACAATAACCTACAATCCAAATATCCAAACTCAAGAAAGCCTAGATAATATGTTCTTTGCTCGGAAGATGAGTAACGGCCGGAGAACCGCTTCTATAGCCTGGACAGAGCCCATCGATACTACTCGATTATATGAGCTTAATCCGGACTACTGGAAAGTATCTAATACCGCAGGAGCTCAACCAGTAGCGAACTATGGAGATCCATATCTTATGAATGGAATCTTTCGATACTTGAGTAATAAAGAGCCTCTTGTATATCTTCCTTCCATTCCGAAGGATCCTGCAGGAGATCAAGTATTACTTAATCATAGAGAAGAGCATATGCTAGCCCGAACTACTGGAGAAGTATCCGTAGAGAGTGTTATCGGAGAGGAGCGAGTATCGGAGATGTTCCGAGTAGCTACGGTTAATCTTGAGGAGATCGAATAATGGATACAATCAAGAGGTCACAGATAGAAGAGGGGGATGTTTGCTTCCTCTTAGATATCTCATATTATGGAGCGATATACCGTTTTTCTACAGTACCCATTGATATATCGGACTTATCAGAGAATACAGTTATTCCATATCGAGGAGCCCTCTCGGATCCTCCGGTTAATCTCCAGAGTGATCTCCTCGGAGTAGATCTCGAGGCTAATACAATCTCGATGGAACTTATCTTCGAGAGTGTTGATTGGGTATCGGAGTTCCTTAAAGGAAGAACTTTAAACGATGCTCTATGCGATCTCTCGATGGTGATTATAAAAGAGGGGAAAACTTCTTTTACTCAACAGGATAAGATCGGTATCTTTAAGGGTAGAGTATTAGATGCCATCTTTGGAGATCCATCCTCTCCGAAGGGTACTGTATCCTTTACGATAGAGAACTCTGTTAATATTCGAGTAGTGAAACTCTTAGGAGAGCAGCACGTAATAATCGAAGATAACTACTCTATTGGTATCATTACACAAAGTAAGGGTAAGGTAGTTCCTTTCGTGTTTGGTACTCTAGGAATAAGCCCAAGAGAGGAAGCAGGGAGCATCTCTTTTGATACAGATCTCCATGTAGCTCCCGCATACCAGGCCGGAGGAACTCCCACTCTATTAACTCAATACTTCCAAGTTGCATACCATGAAGTAGAGAGACCTATAAGCGGTTCTAATATTCAAATATTCGATGGAAAGGGGGGATCTTTTACTAATCCAGTAGAGATAGCCGTAGATTCTAAGGGCTTTGTTCATTCTTACGTACCCTTCTATCTTACTGGGGTAGGATCTCCAGAGGGAACAAATCTACAATTTGATAATTTCCAGGTATCTAGCCCGGAGTTATCTTTTTCTTATTATGCCTCTTGGGGAGAATCTGCAGGAGGCATCTCGAGTATAGATGGAACGGGCCCAATAGAAGGAGCGGTAGATCTTTCCCTCTATGTATTAGATAGATCGGAGTTATTTTTTGACTTTTCATCATGGAAAGGCCTATCTCCTATACTCAATCGATATAAGTTCGGTGGGTATGTTAACGATATAGAAGTAAACGCTCTCGAATGGATACAAAGTAATATTTGGAGTTTACTTCCTATTATGGTAGTAAATGGAGGTAAGGGAATCCAAGCTGCTCTTAATCTCTATACATACTCACAAGAGATTATCCCTTCTCATCATCTAATAGAAAGTGGAGAGCTAGAGATTATAAGCCCATTAACTCCGCTCGAGGGTGAGATTATAAATAAGATTACTATCCGGTTCTCTTATGCAGGCCAGAGCGATGCTTATAGATCTAAGGTAGTTATAGATCCTTTACTAAAAGAAGATGAACCTCTTAAGTATAGAGATCCCCTAGCTTATATCTCTTATACTCGCTACGGACTGCGAGAGAAAGTTATAGAGGCTCCTTTTGTTTACGATCTACAGACTGCTATAAGAATAGCTAGAGATAAGATTCGAGCCCATGCTCTGGGGAACTATGCTATCGAGATCTCTGCAGCTCCAAAGTATGGATATTTGGATCTAGGAGATATTGTTTCTATCTCTTCGGATAAAGTCGGATTCTCAAATCATAAGTGTCAGATCGTAGCGAAATCTTGGAGCGATAACCGGTGGAGATACGTACTCCATATCGAAGATAATCCTCTAGTAACTATTCGAGATTAATACTTTCCCATCTTTCTCAATAATAAGGAGTATAGTAATATCATGATAGTATATTTAGACAGACAACACTCAGGCCAAATCAACAAAATTAACGCAAGAGGAGCGGAGGCTAAGCCTACCCCTGCTTTTGGTAATGGGATGGAGGCTATCTATACCGGATACTTATCTTTAATGATAGAAGAGAAGCTCTTAGAGCATGGTGTTAAGGTTATGCCTATTGCAGATGGTAAATATCCAGAGAGGCATAGTAGAGTGAATGAGTATTCAAAAAAATTTCCACAAGATAAGCAAGTTTATCTCGCTTTGCATTTAAATGCAGGTGGAGGAGATTACGCTTCTTTCTTTCATATGGGAAGCCAAGGAGGAGTAAAGCTAGCAAATTCAATATGTGATAAGTTAAAAGAGGCATCTCTTCCGGGTCTTGTTAGATGTCTTCCAAAAAAAGCAGCTCCAAACGATTGGACAAAAAACGCACACTATACAATCAAAGGAGTAAAAAAACCAATTGCTCTATGTTGCGAACCTATTTTCATGGATACCCATCCTCATTTACTCACCTTTGAACATCTTAAGACAATAGCGGAAGCGATGGCCTCCGGGATTGTTTCTTGGAGTCTGTAATGGAACAAGAGCTTATAAATCTTCTATTAAATGGAGGAGCTAATATAGCCTTCGGGATGTTCTTATATATGCAAAATAAAGAGCTACAAAAAAGAGCAGACTCCAGAGAAGCAAAGCAAGATAAAAAGGAAGAGGCTCTTAGGGCTCGTTATGATAAAGTTATATCAGATATGCAGACTAGAGAGGATGCTATAAGAAAAGAACTCGTATCGGAGATAAACGATCTCGATAAGCGGTTAACGATGCTAGAAACAAAAATAGAGCATATTTTTAATATCGTAGATGAAATTAAAGCGAAGTTCGTAAGGGTAGGATAATCCTTTCGATCTCTTTATCTTCGAAGAGATCCCAAGATGCTCTCTTAAATATGGTTATATCTTTCGGGCCTGTATTC